CTGCAAGACTTGAAACAACATATTGGCCAGTGTTACCTGCAAGAGTAAATAAGTCACCTTCAACTGGAGCATTTGAACCACCATCAATAGCTATCGTGGTAGTCCCTGCCGCATATCCACTTCCATTATTTACTAAGTAGCTCGTTGGAGTACCATTGCCATTGGTAAACGTCGGGACGTTTTGGTCAATATGCCAATTAGCACCTAAAGCGTAGCCTATATCTCCGAAACGGATTCCATCAGCATCGCCTCGCCATGATGCGTCTTGCAATGCTCTCTGGTTAATTGCGTTGCCTTCAGCGTCAGCATCCAAGACTACAAAACGATCTTCAAGAGGTGCTTTGTTGGTATTAAGTTTTACCCTTGCACCAGTTGTCCAATCATTTAGGTTGGAAGCAAATGGGGTTGTCCCTGCCGTTCCAGTATTAGCATAAATACCTTTGTAAAGGCCAAGAATATAATCATCAACATTATTAGCCAAAGACCTAACTGCTTCATCGCCTTGTAAGGTATTAAAGTTGCCAACATCTATTTGAGTGATCTGTTGATCAGTAAGAAAGAAACCTGCTTTATACCATTGGTTTAACGAAATAGTCTTACTGGTCAGCGTTGAATCACTACCTGCGGCAAATGTATTGGACGGACTAACTGCCCCTGCAGTAATATCAGCAGAGACGGGAACGGTGATTGTATCACCACGACTTGCGGCTACGCCTGTATAGGTCGAGTTGACCAGACGAGGCATAATAGCGTTTTCGCGCAAGACCTCAAGGCCTCTCGCAATCAGCTTGTCTATTAGAGGGGTAAGTGTGTTCGCCATTCGGCTACTCTCCTTTCAAAAGAGTTATGGGTCAATGCCCGTTTAAAAAATGCTCTCGGAGCAATAAGCCCACTAAACCGCTCGGCGATTCATGGATATGTCTTTACTTGCGTCTGCTCCTTTACAAAAATTTAACCATCAATAATATCTACTTCGCCTTTTGATACTTCAGAAATATATTTGCCAATCTCGGATCGGCGAATCTTCTTTTTACTTGCACCTGCTTGCTCTTGTCCTCCAGTTGCACCAGACCCTGTAGACTCAGAAAATAAAAAGCTATCAGAAACTTTTAATTCTTCAACTATATCTAAAATGCCTTGAGGAGTATTCCCATCATCTGACATAATAGTGTTACCGTCTTTGTCTACACGGACAGCGTTCGTTCCATCTCTTTTTAGATTTGGACGAACAGCCCTAATAATGTGATCAACGGCTCGGTCGTTTTTCGCATTAGATTTAATGGCCGCATCTCTAATTTGGTTTTCAATGATATGAATGTCAAGCGTTTTTTCAGCAGATTCATAATTTTTAGTTAAGTTTTGCAACTTTTCTTCATAACTCTGCCTCATTGCCTCTGTCCTTTGGTCTAATAACTCGCCAATTTTACCCTCAGACAATAACTCTTTTTCGTTATTTTGCTTTAGCTGTTCAGCTTTATCGTCTAATTCTTTTTGAAAACTTAAAGTTTGTTTCTTTAAATCTTCATTTTCTTTGTAAAGGTTTCTATTGTTATCTCTGAATTCATTTATCTTTTCTTTTGAATCAGTTTGTAAGACATACTGGTCTTGTTCGTCTTTATTATAAAACTCTTTTAATTCTTCTGGTAACTGATCAAACGCATCTGCGTCAATGATGGTTTTAAGTGCCATATAATTCTCTCAATTCTGATAGAGTTAATGTCTTACCTTCTTGATTAACAAGGTCAGACAAAGTGATTTTACCCTTCTTATATAGATCGAAACGCCCCTTGCCCAAAATCTTTTCTTGCTCTTTTACGCTCATACCTTCAATAGTTTTTCTAAAAGAAGGTATTGGTGCAGGTTTACCGTCAACAGATAAATTTTTATTTGCCTTTACTATAGCGTCATTCAAAACAGGGTCTACAACTCCTTGTAAATCTTCAAGAGATTTAAATATAGGTGCAAGAGTTGTCCTACAATTAAAATGCCACGGTGGTGGACCCATGAAACTTTGTGGCGTTCCCCTAAAGGGTTTGCCCGTATCTAAATGCCAAGCCCAACCATTTCTCGTCCTACATAAAAGACTTGTCCTATTGTCTAAAACAGCATTTGCTTGAATACCCCTAATGGTTTTAGAGTTTTTCTTGTAGCTTGCAAGACGTGAAGAATTTACAACTGTATCTGTGGCTGTCCTTATTAGCGTCTCCGCACCTCTTTTGTTTTTAAAAACCACGCCATCACGGTAGCCAAGATTGCGATTACCCCTAATAATACTGAGCATATCGTCAAGCGATTGGTTGTTTTGAATTGCATAATTAAGTGCGTCCTTTGTATTAGATTTCAATCCATCCCTTTGTCTTGTCCACCTTTGACGAATAGGAAGCCCATTTCTTGTGTTAGGTGCAAGACCAGTTTCAACTATCTCAAGTGCTACATCATTTCCAATAATATTCGGAGCAATAGGTGCTTTAAAAACTTGCCTTGATATAGCAGACACGGCTTCTGACTCTGAAACAGCTAATTGCTGAAAACCTTGAACTGATTTTGTAGCTATAGCTGAATAAGCATTATCAATAGCATCGTTTACTCTCTCCAATAAACCTTCAAGTCTTTGTTTAGACTTGGGTTCCGCTTTTTTAATTAAGTCAAGTAACTCAGTTTGTAATTTTGATATATCGCCAATAGCATCTTTAGCTCGACCATTAGCGTATCGGATTAACGCAAGGTCGTGTTTTGTTAATGCTTCATCAACCCTTTGATTTATTGTAGGCATTTACCATTAGCCTTCTGCTTGCATAACTGAGTTAATACTGTTCTGTAAGTCAATCATTTCACGCTCTTGTTCGGTATTAACATCTGGCCTTAGTAACTCGCCCCTATCATATAAAAACAATAAATTCTCAACGGTCATATAACCTGCTTGGACAATCTGCATTAATTTAACCGCTTCATCAGCAGACATTTGGTCTGCAAAGAAATCATCGTTAAGAATTACTTCGGCTTCAGCAGTTGGACTACCTAACCAAGCATTCAATAACCCAAGAGCTTGGGTCAGGCCTCTGTCTAAAGTCTCCGTCAACCCTGCGAGCGTAGCTTGATCACCTGCTGTCCTTAACCTAACAGTATCTGCCGCTTCAGCTTGCGACTTTTGTTTTTCCAATAAACGACCACCAAGAGCCGCCATTTTTGCTTCATCTTCTTCAAGTGCTTTTTGCATAGCACCCAAACCTTCGCCTTTAAATTCAAGGAACGATGCTTTTGCATCTGAATCTTCCGACCACCAAGCCGTCCCTGCTCCTATTTTGTAACCTTCATTTGACTTTGGGAACCCTGCGGCAATAGCTGTAGGTAGCCCTGTGTAGTGTAGCCCATGATTATAATCACAGCTTAACCGCCAATGATGAATATTTATATCAACTAAATCCAAAAGCGGTGGTTTCTCTACGTCCATACCGATAAGGTTTTGATTTATGCAAATGAATGGGATGTAATCTAATGTGGAACCTGATATTGTCGGCATAACCTCATCAACAAGAACATACTGATCTTTTCTTGCTCCTTCTTCGGTTTTAACATAAACCCTGACAACGTAGGTTCCTTCTTCCAAACTTAAAACACGAATACGGTTTTGAATTTTAGATACGTAGGGGTCGTCTATGTCGTCTACATGCCCAATCTCAGCAAGGGCAACCATAGTAATAACAGGGCGACCATCAATCCTACTAACTGTCCAGTTGATAATATTTTCAGCTAAGTATGGGACTAAGTATGGCCTGTTTTCTTCGATAGAATAATCACAGAGAAGTCCATATCTACCTGTGACAAGCAATTCTCTCATAGCTTGTTTTGCTAAACCATCAAAAGACAAATCAGTTAGGGTAACATCAGACAGTAACTGTTCAGCACTTCCACTTACAATAGTTGGCTCCCGTCTAAAGCAAGCACCTACCATCCCATGAACAGTTCTTGCAGTTGCATTAAAGTAAAGCCCACGCTTCAAGTAGTTTGCATATTCAACTGGTGTCTGAGAATCCAATGGCGGTACATAATCTGAGCCATTTTCTATCAAAGAATCTACCCCTGCATAAGCATCACGGCACTTACCCCAAGTAGGTAAGTTTTCTTCGTATGTTGGTGCAAATGAATCTACTGGCATTATAACCCTCTTACTTTTGTTGTACCGCCTTCATTGCGTCCAATAAATAAATCAGTTAACCCCCAGACCAATGCGTCAAGTCGGTCTGGAGATTCCTTGCTTTCGTGGGTATACATACACATCTGATCTTCAAGGCTTGAAAACATACCACAGTGATGGATTCTGCCTTGTTCGTATAATGCGGCAATAGGCTCCGCTCGTAGTATTTTGCCCCTTGCGGCTCTTACTGCTTTATATGCCACGTTTTTATCAATAGTTCTGAGCGTATGCTCTACCATATCACCACCTTGATTTACTTCAGCAACGATTCTGTCAGCGTTATACTTGTAATAAATTTGGATAGCTTTTACAGCCCACTCTTGTGGTGAATATTTTCCGCTACAATCTTCTAAAACGTAACCGTGACTTCCCAACTTACCTACGACCACTATCCCTGTTTCATCTGATTCTTCGCCAGAAGTAATAGCAGGGTCAACCCCAACAACTATACGCTCAAAATGATCTGGTGATTCTTTTATTCTGTAATCTTCAATAATAGACCTTTGCCACAATGCTCCTACAATATCATCTAATATTTCAGCGTGTAGCTCTTGCCTACCAAGCCTTGTCCCTTCATACCTTTTTATAATTCTACTTGCAAAAGACTGAGCAAGATTTGGAAGATTATCATAAGTCGAACCTTTTGTAACTCTTACCAAATCGTCTTTTATTAATTCTCGTAAAATCTTAATTGGTCTTGGGGTCGTAGTAATTACTACTTGCGGACTTTCTCCTAATCGTAAACCAAGATCAAGGTTGCTCCAAGTATCTTCTGCGTATCTAAACTTTGCTAATTCATCAAGCCAAGCTCCGTCATGTTGAGGCCCACGTAACTGATCTGGCTCATCACCAGAATAACAAGTAGCTATAGCTCCATTAGGCCAAGTAACTCTACGCTTTGACGGCTCATATAGTAATTTCATTTGCCCAGAAGTAGATAACAATCCTGACTCACCTTCAACCATAACATCTCTTGCGTCTGCTTTTGTTTCACCTACTAATGCAATTCTTCTTCTTCCGCTTTTTACTTGAGCATGTACCCACTCACTACCGCATCTTGTCTTACCATAACCACGACCTGCCATGATTAACCAAATACGCCAATCGCCTTTAGGCGGTAGCTGATCTGGCCTTGCCCAGAAATTCCAGTTATATAATAACTCCTCAGCTTGCTCCTCCGTTATTGTTTGAAGAATCTCTGTCCTGTCTACTTCGTTCAGCGAGGCGAGATAATTGGCTGTTGAGTTGCTCAAGTGCTCCAGTACCTCCTGTTATTTCAGTTTCGTTTTTAGTTTCTATGCGATCAGTTTGTCCTAATCTGTTTTTACCAAGCCAGATCAACATAGCCGTCTTCCCTTGCATAGCTGAATCGTATTGAGCCCTACGAATAGAGACGTCACCTTCAGCTATACCTCGTTCATAGGCATCTCTGACACCTTTATCGGTTTTCATATTTTTACCAAGAGTCGATCTTGCTACGCCTAACACATCAGCAATCTCGTCCCAAGTGCATCCTAATCTTGCAAGAGCTTGCACCTGCTCCTTATCTATTTTAACGGCCTTTCGTCCCATCTTTATATATACCAGTCCGTTTATTTTTCAATTAAGTAACCAGTAAAGTCTCCAAACTTAAACCAGTTATACGCCCCATAATTTGTCAATAACTCTCTTTTTAACGGCCTCTGAACTCCAGATAAACTTAACTCTTTGTCTATAATTTCATCGCTTGGGACACCTGCCGACTTCTTCCCTGCTAAAGTCAGGCGATGAAAAACAGTACTCATATAACCCCTTGCAGGTTCAGTTTTATCAAAGACAACTATAGCACCACCCGTCTTACAGGTTCTGACTAATCTGTCTAAAAAATCTTTTCTCAGTGCTACTGGTATAAACATCATCGTTAAAAAAATAACACAGAAATCAAACGGCTCGTATTCATATTCTTCAGCATCAACATGAACAATACTGCCAATGCCTTCGTAGTTTTCTACCATAGCTGACGATGATTCTATCCCAATTATATCAGCATTTCTTGTGTGTAGTATTGGTGCCAGAGCATTCGATATATTTCCAGTGGATGCTCCAATGTCATAAACCAAACCGTTTACTGGTATATAGTGCCTTGCTATATGTTTAATTGCACCTGTAGCCATATCATACCAAGGCAACTGCTCTCTAACATGACAATCAAAAGTCTTTGCCACATTAGAATCTTCAAAAGTCCAATTCTTTGGTATTTCTTCAAGGCGTTCCAAGTAAAACCTTCTCGTTAATTGTTTCTGCTACCCGTTTCATCATTAAAGGTGGGACAGCTCTGCCTATACGCTCCCATTTTTTTGGAAATTCTCCAACCAACTTAAAATCATCAGGGAAAGATGACAATCGTTTTATTTCAGATATTGTTAGTAGTCTTGGCTCAAGCCAATGATACATAGAAAGCCTTGTAAGAATACAGCTTGAAACCTTTAGTGGGCTTAGTTTTTTATGAGTAAACCAAGCATGCAAATTAGCATACCTTTCAGACCCTTTATCAAATGACTCACCTGCCTTACAGTTCATCCAGTATTTATAACCCAATGAACCTTCTTTCAAAAAAGATTTTTCTTCGCCTGTATAGTCCAAACCTTTAACAGCTTCGCCAATGGTATACTGATATTCAAGTGGTTGCGGATACTGGGGATGCTTTGATAAATCGCTCCGAACCCCTATAAAAATAGTCCTTTTTCGGCTTTGTGGAACTCCAAGCCACTGAGCATCAATAAGTTTGCACCTTACCTTATAACCACAGCCTGTTAATGCTTTTATAATTTTCTTGAAATAACCTTTTGCTTTTCCACGCACTAAACCGTCAACATTCTCAGCTACAAAAACTTTTGGCTTTAAACCATCTACCAACCGAACGTATTCATAAAACAAATCATCAACTCTTTGGACAGTATCACTGTATTTTTTTTCTCTACCCCATCCCGCTTGGCGAGTACCTGCGGAAGAAAAGTCTGCACAGGGCGGTGAACCATCAAAAATATCTATTTCACCTACGCTCAGATTAGTATTAAACAATATATCCTCTGGAGTAACCTTCCTGATGTCCCTTGAGTCTAAGTATGAATCTGGATGGTTTAATTTGTAAACTTTTCTTGCGGCTGAGATAAATTCATTTGCGTAAACTACCTTGTAACCTGCCATTCGATAACCAAGACAAGAACCGCCACAGCCAGAAAAAGTAGATACAACCTTTCGCCCATTCCACGGTGTATTCTCAACCTCAGCCATTGAAGGTATCTTGTAAATCGGCTTAACCATAAATACCTTTTGCCATTCTGTTATAAATTCCAACAGGAGATTTAGCGTTAGGTTTATATTTTGAGATCACAGCTTCGCCTATTCTTTCGGCAATCTTACTATCACCAAGCTGTAGGTTAGTGTGTTTCTGAATCTTCAAGGAATCTAACTCTGGGAAATATTTACGAATAGCTTCTTTTTGTCTTGGCTTATTTAATTCAGACCAACTTTTATTTATCCACAGATTAAATACAGACGGATTCCAAAAAGGGTTATAAAGCTGTATTTTATTGATTTCACAAAGTTTCATTAATCTTTGTTGCCCACCATTCTCTTTGTTAGAGTAGTAATTTTGCCTGTAGTTCCTAAATTTTTCATCGTCTTTAGCGTAGTGTATCATTGCTTTTTTGGATAAACCAAAGTTACCATCAGCCCCAAGACCTGTAGCAAGCGTTTTGTTTTTATCCCGTTTCAGCCTACGAATTAGGTAATAAAACGGAAATAAACATTCAATAGCAGTTTTTTTCTTACAGCCAATTTCTTTTACTAAATAATTAACCGTCTTAACAATCTCATCTGTTTCAGTTGGTAGATAGACGCTATTGAATTTTAGATTAAACTTCTTGGCAAGTTTATTAGCCGCATTAAAATCATGCGAAAGCCAATCCTTGAAGGTAAACGAAACAACCTCAACGTCTTTACCTACATCTAAAGCAGAAAGCACTACCACAGAAGAATCAATGCCACCAGAAGTAGCTACGAGAATCTTTTCGGGTAGTGGTTTCAGTATCTCTTGTAAGACTACACGAATATTATTTTGTTTCACCGCTCCACTCATATCCACAAGAAGGGCAACGATGTTCTGTTTTCATTTCAGCGTCAACTTCTTCAAAATCATTTGGCATAGGCTTGTCAGTTATATCGTCTAATTCTAAATCAAAATCTTCAAACGCCAGTATGTCAGCAAGGCTTTTATCCATACCGCCCAAGAGATCATTCAGCACTACATTATCCCATTCCGCAAGCTCACTTGTCCTATTATCAGCTATTCCGAATGCTTGTGCGTGGGCAGGGTCTAACTTTGTCTCGACTACATTTATTTCAGTCCACTCCAATTCGGATGCGGCTTGGTAGGTTCCATTCCCTGCTATAATAACACCACGGCTGTCAACTACAATAGGTTTCTGCTGTCCAAAAACTTCTAAAGAATCTTTGATTGCTTTTATATTTCTGGCTGAATGCTTTCTTGCATTAGCAGGGTCATTCTTTAAATCAGCAATCTTTCTTGAAACTATTTTCATTCCGATCTCCTGTTATCCCAATGAGATTTTTTGCCTCGCATATCTAAGTGAACAAACAAATCATACTTTCCTATACCATCAAAACCTAAATCTTCAGCCTTATCCGCAATCATTTCCAATGCTTTTGGCAGACTTTGCTTTTTCAAATGGTGTGACTTTACAGAAGGAATAATGTCAGTAGCGAATATCATATGTTGTGATCTTTTTGCACCGCCAACGTATTCATTGTGCTTCTGTGAACGAAAGCCCGAAGTGATTCTTAGTGGAGCGTTCCACCAATCTCGTAACTGTTGTAATCCCATCATATGTTTCCAAAATCGTTCATCTGGTTGGAACCCACCTAATACTTCAGCCCAAGTAAAGTTGGGTATGTCCTCTCGTAATTGCATAGAAACAACCTTTCAGTTTTTTGTAATATACATTGCGGTGTATGTTTCTGCAACGTATATTAACAAATATGAAAATATTAATAGATCAAAACGCCTTTGACATTCTAAGACTTTCAAAAGGTTTCAAATCAAGAGCATCAGTTGGAACTATGGCAGGGTTGTCTGCTCCTCAAATCAGTAGCCTACTTTCAAATAGGTATAGTCCAACGCTTGCTACTTTATCCAAGATTTGCACTGCTTTAGAATGTCAGCCCGAAGAAGTTTTAAAGTGCGAAAGTGCTTGCGGATAATTATAAAACTTTGTAACTTTAGGACATCCTCAGGTACTCCCTACAAGACTTGTCCACGCTTTTGGATTTGGGTTTTTTCTTTCTTTGGACCTAAGTGCAAACATGCCCTGCGTGGGCAAGTTTTTATCTTTAAAAACAACCACGGTAAATCCAGTATAAATGCCAAGATAAAAAAGCGATACTCTGGCCAATGTTCCACGTGAAAAAATAGACCTGCCGCCAATCGCTCCAGAGTAACCAGAGTAAAAAATTCCAATGACTTCTTATATTTTGCAATACAAATAAGCCAAATATTTTACTCTACAATTATGTTTTTACCCTGTATACTCTGCCATGATTTATAACCCATTATTTTAGCTCGATTTAGCATAGACCAGTAGTTTTTTTCTACTTTTTTTGCACCCTGTTTTACCCTGCCTAAAACCCTATAAAATAAGGCTGAAAAAGCGTTACTTTCCCTATACCTTATACGAGAGAGAATCGCTTCCTGTGTTTTTAGCCTAATTTTACCTATATTTTCAACATGATTAGTTTATAAATTTTATAACTTTTAAATTAAGGAGATTAGAAATTGGAAATTAAAATTACTACTGAGAATCATGAAATTATGACTTACTTGAAACTTTTGAAAACTGAGATAGAATCGAAAGGAGAAATTCCAGAGGATGTGAAGGCCGATATTATTGTAGATGCAGTAGAGCAGATTTGGGAAGAAAAAGACGAATACTTTAGAGCTTAAAACCATAAACCAAAAAAGGTGAATACGATGGCAAAATTAAATAGAGGCATTAGCAAGTGCGGTAAATTTTTCGTAGTAGATATTTCAGACGGAGAAGATGAGTGCGAAGATTTTTTAGAAATGATTCAAGAATTAATCGACGAAGGCGACTTAGGAACATCCGAAATGAATGCTATCCAAGAGATGGACTTACAAAAATTTCTAAACTTCGTAGAGGACGAAGAAAGAAAAGCTGAACTGGAATACGAAGCCAACAGATAATTAACCACGGTGGATGCGCTACCACAGGCATCCACTTTTTTTTCGTGCCTATTTCAAATAGAAAGTGAAAAACAAAATGAAAAACCAAATTAGACTTCCAAAAACATTCGTAAAGCACCTGATTGACACGGTTGAGATTTTCAAAGGCGTAGAATTTAAAGAAAGCAAAAGCTACTTCAAGGTTGACAGGGACAACCCAGTAGTCTTAGAGATTTACAAATTAGCCGTAGAGCAACACCAGAGAGACGAGCAGAAGATGCACCTACGCTATAACTGGTGTAACAAAATCCACTACGGTGCAGAAAGGTTACGAAGAAAAGTCCAAAAGACTTTACCCAATGAAATCTGGGAGCCAGTAAGAGAAGAAACGCTCAGTAACTGCTACAAGGGGAAATTTTCCGAAACCTTTATGAATACTTTAAAAGCAATCACGCCCGAACGAGAAAACAAGACAGCAGATAATAGCAAGAAAAAAATTGTTACTCACCAAACAGCACAAGGAGATTTAGCGAAGTCAGGCACAGACGGTTTCAAGATTAAAGATGGAGATACAGTTCCATGCGCTTTCATTATGAAGTTTTTTCAATAAACCAAAACCAATAGGAGAATTTGAAAATGGCAAAGCAAGATAGGTTTTACTCAACCAAGCACATCAGTGAATATGACATAAACGAATTGAATGAGTTTCATCCAGTGAAGCAAGATATCAAAAACGCTGTAGAGTGCAAAGAGCAATTAGTTGAAGGTTTCCAACATATCATAGACCGATTTTCAAGTGAAGCAGTTGTCAGGGAACGATTGGAAACTACGGTAGAAGATTACAAAAGAATCAATGAGGAGCAACGACTCAGAATAATCGAACTGGAAGCTGAAGTCGCTAATACTCACAATGCCTACAGGGGTAACAAGCATCCAGAATGGTTTA